CCGGTTTATTGTTTGAGTCTCTTTATTGAAGCGCAATAACTAGGAGGAAGAGGAGTCCGACTAAGAATTACAAGGTCTGCAGCCTAAGGCTGCGCCATCTTATAAGTCCCTCTGGAAACCACTTAAGGTATAAATTCATCCCCTCCACTAGCCGCATACGAGATTTAGAGATCTCCGAGCAGTTTTCCTCTGCTCTATAAGTCCTGATGTTGCGTACAACGAGGTAATCCGTGAAGATAGGATAAGGAACGAAGGTATTGTTCACAAGAACAGCACTCTCTCATCCATTATCCAACATCAACGAGATGCTCATAACGCATTTACTGGTCCAAAATTACAACGAACTTGGACCCAGAAGCCATCAGGCGCGGGGCTCCCTAGACCATAATCTAGGGCCTACAACATTATTTTGAAATGTCTCCGCTGGGTTGCGCGCCACGTCCAACCTTAAACGTATCTACGTATTAACCCCCCATAGATGGGGTCCTCCTGTCGATCTACACTGTTAGACCTCCTCCCCCTCCTCACGGAGGCAGTTGAAGCGAGTCCAGTCTGTACGAACGATTACAGGTGGGTAGAGTTTCTTCTGTGAATAAGCCATATCTTCATCCGACATGGGTGGGGCGCTAACTGTGCGCCGAGCTTTATTCCAGATACGGTCATTTTTGACCAATGCACGATGAGTACTTTTATCGTCATTACAGACTTCATAAAGATCAGTTAATGGCAATTTGGCCATAAGATTAACTGTGGCTAGTTTATAAAACTTAGACCAATGATCTTCGAGGTCTTCGACTCCTTCTTCCATACAAACTTTTTTGAAGAAGACTACTTCCTTTCTTGGAAGCGAGTCCATGACTAACTCATGCATACACCACATAGCCATATCCTTGGGAAGGACAGGACACCACTTGGGATCATTTATCTGAAACTTAATAGCGGTCGCTGCACAGCGATCCTGCATACTGATCTCATCAAAACTATCACAAGGTAGTCCTATACCTCCTAGCCATTCAGGCACAAACCAAGGTAGGTTCTTGTAACGTGTTAACTCTAATTTATTATAATATATAAAACGTCTTTTCACAACGGGCCAGAGTGAGGGGGGACATGTTCGCTTAAGTTCGCGACAAATCACACCCAGTTGGTGAATTCCAACTTGCGGACAATAGCTTTTCTTAGCTCCCGCACCCATCCGTTTCATACCCTTCATTAAGCCTAAATTCACATACTTGGATTCTTTCCAATGACCATCACAATTTTTAAAGATGGTAGAATTAATAGTGCAAAATGATGAAGAGAAGTAGGTTTTTCCTACTGAAGACTCTAAACCTGCGAAAGCGCAGATGGATTCCCAACATTCACGAAGAATTTGCTTGGGTCCTCGGAGGAGACAATCGTCGCCATTAACCAATAAAGGTGCTGGCTTCCCCGCTCCATTGCGGGTTACCCGATATACCACGGGTTTCGATCTTCTTTCTAGAGAAGCTCCTTCCAAAGCCATCCTGCATAAGGCAGCGTTGGCTATACAAAGGATTGGAAATGAAACTATTGAACCCATCAACTGACCTTCGGTCTGGGGTATTTCTTTGTCATTTTCCATGAAAATGTGCTTTGTTAAGGCAACTTTCATCAATCTTTTAAGATCCGTCATGTAGTTAACTGGTAGTTTTTCCAGGTCCTTCTTGGGGATATTCTCACCAAGTCGGAGCATGATACGGTCACTGATGGTTTCCGAAACCCAACCATGTAATCGGTTGGTTGACGCAACATAATCTCCCGAGGTAACTTCCTCGGTATCCTTTAACCCACTCAGGACACGGTTGATATCATCTTCAACAACGTATCGTCCTATTAATTCAAAAACAGGATGCTTCTTGAGTGTAGACCAAAGCCACTTTTGTACTGGCTTTAGTACAGTGTAGAGGAGAGGTGGTCCTTTTGAGATCACTCTAACCTTCAAGGGTTCTGGGAGGCCAACAGCCTCAACTAGTGGTTTTTCCACTTTAGCAAGATCCCAGATCTTCCAGTATTCCTCCTCCCACATAGTCTTCAATGGACTTGGATCAACAACGATCACTCGCTCTTCGGATGGTGGTTCTATACCAGCCTCGAATTCACGATCGTAGGACCTCTGCTCCTGATCCCCCAACACACCATAATGTGGTGCTACCCTTTGAACTAATGGTCGTAGTTCTTCACCGAACATAATTCCATCGCCCATTTTCCCGAATGAACAATAGTCGTATAATACGGCAAGGGATCCAAGGTTACTTCTACTCATAATATAATTAGCAGAGGTACTTGGAAAGAACGGTTCAACAAGATCTTCATAAGAAATGAACTCATGTTCGAAGATCTCATCAACAGTTCGTTGAAGTTCACGAATAACGGATTCTTTGTTAATTTCAAAGATTCTCTCAGGATAATTCGAGAGGATCCGATTCGTGTCAGTTACCTTTAACGTCTGAAAAGGTGCAAATGTAATTGTCTTAGGAAAAGACACTTTTGGCACCCCTGTCAGTTCTTTGACTGTATCAGAAATGGATTTTTCAACCATTGATTCAGGAACGTCAGGAGCAGCTTTCTTCAGCTGCTGAGAGGTATCAAGGAAAGGCTCAAAGCCTCGGAACGCAGTACACTCAAGGACCCATGAACATCCTACCGACTCAATTAAGAGATCGATATTCCGCCCACGTTCTAAGTGTTTTTCAAAATCGCGTCCGAAGCCGCCCAGGATGGTCTTATGTGACCAGAGACCATTAACCGATTTAACAAAATCCGGTCTCTTAGGTATATCCTGTTGCATCTTATATGCAAAATAGGCAGCGAACTTCCATTTAAAGAATTTCGCCCAGCTCCCTTCCCCGTTGATACTTTCTACTTTACAGACCTTTAAAACTGTATTGTAGATGAGATGGTTGGTCTTTTGAGACTTAATTGCCGTCGCAGAGTGTTGAACTACACCCGACTTGACCTTACGCCACCTCTGAGGTTCCGTGAATCCGAATAAAACATATAATTCAATTACAGATCGGATCATGGCCTCAATTTTCCTCACACTATCTGACACTATGCCGTACAGAGAAGCTAATGCTTCAGCGTCGACATCATAGTTTCTATTCACGTAGAAACTACGGTTCAGGTAGACAGGTGAGAGTTCCCATAACATGGAAACAGCCTTTTTGGACACTTGTTCTTTCGAAGTCGATAAATTTGACATTAATTTAACAAGCGGTAACACTTCTTTCTCCCA